TTGTTGCTGACCCTTCTGCCCCTAACGCATTTGTTGAGGGAATTATGGAAGGTAAAGAGTGGGTTTGGAATCACGGTGCGTTGGTCGAGGCCCACGTTGCAAAGTTAAAAACAGAATTTGACGTTAAGACTCGTCAAAGAGAGGCGAATATTGAAGCGTTAGAGTTCGCTAAATTCCTCAAAATGTTATAAGTATAAATAATATAATTACAAAAAAGGAGACATTCCATGTCTGAACTAGAAAAAACAATTGAGGAGCTTGAAGCAGAGGTATTGGCAGAACTAGAAGAAGCCAGTCAACCATCCGATTCGGGTGGAAAAGCAGATGCTCCAAAAAAATTAAAAGGTAATGGAGAAGAAGGTACTGAAGAAGAGATAAATAAAGCCTCTCCAGAAAGTAAAGTTATGCCTGTCGAAAAAGCTGTTAATGATCCTGATGATGCATTAGGTGCTAAAGCAGCTAAAAAAATTAAACAAACTTCTGGTGATGCACAACAGAAAAGTGCTGGTAAAGCAGATGGTCCACAGAAGCTAGCTGCTTCTCATGAACCAGAAGGTGAAGTTGTTTCAGAAGCAAAAATAACTAAAGCACAGGCACTTGAGCAAATTGGTAAGATGAAGAAGTCTGAAATTGAAGAAATGCTTGCTGGTCATGCTGCAAAACTTGAAGAAGCAGGAAATGCAAAGTCCGAAGAAGAACTTGCTGCTCTTGAAGCAGAAAAAGAAGCTATCGAAGAGAAAATCAAGTCAATCAATGTCAAAGAAGACGTTGATGCACTGGTAGCTGGTGAAGACCTTTCTGAAGAATTTAAAAATAAAGCAGCAACAATCTTTGAAGCTGCTGTGAAATCTAAAATCCGTAGTGAAGTTGTAAGAATGGAAGAGGGTTATGCTGTTTCTCTTGAAGAAGCTACAGAGACAATAAAAGAAGAGTTGTCAACTAAAGTTGATGATTATCTTAGTTATGTTGTTGAAGAGTGGATGAAAGAGAACGAACTTGCTGTAGAGCGTGGTCTAAAAGGTGAAATCGCAGAGGACTTTATTACTGGTCTAAAACAGTTGTTTGAAGATCATTACATTGATGTTCCAGATGAAAAATATGACGTTCTAGAATCTCAATCTGAAAAAATTGCTGAGTTAGAAGAAAAACTCAATTTAAAGATTGAAGAGAATGTTGAAAAGAAAAGGGTGGTTGAATCTCTAACCAGAGAGCAAATTGTTAGTGAAGTATCTAGTGATCTTGCTATTACTGAAATTGAGAAATTTAAATCACTTGTAGAAGATGTTGATTTTGCTTCTGAAGATTCCTTCAAAGCTAAACTTGACACTTTGAAAGAAAGCTATTTTCCAACAACTACTGGCGAACAGTCTTTCGGCCTTGACGATGATAGTAGTGACACGGCACAGGACATTGATACGACTGAAAGCATCAAAGCTTACATGTCGGCAATCAGTCGTACAAAGAGTGCATAATTTATAAATAACTGTAGAATATAAAAATAAGGAGAAACTCAATGTTTCAAACAGAACATCTACAAGAGAAGTGGGCGCCCGTCCTAGAACATCCCGATTTGCCTAGAATCGAAGATGCTTACAAGCGTGCGGTCACAACCGTTATCCTAGAAAACCAAGAAAAAGCCATGAAAGAAGACCAAAATTTTCTTTCAGAAGCTGCGCCTACTAACTCCACTGGTGGTTCCATTTCTAACTGGGATCCAATTTTGATCTCGCTAGTTCGCCGTGCAATGCCTAACCTCATTGCATATGACATTTGCGGTGTGCAACCAATGACAGGTCCAACTGGACTTATCTTTGCAATGCGTGCTTCTTTTGCATCTTCCGATGGTGCTGAAGCTCTTGTTGACGAATCAATGCCTGGTTTCTCTAACCAGAATGCTGCTAGTGATGCTGGTGGAACTGATGTTGCATCGACAGAAACTAACCCTGCCGTTCTTAACGACAGTCCTGCTACTGCTTACACAAGTGCAACTGGTCAAACAACTGCACAAGGTGAAGCATTAGGTGATACAACTACGAATGCATTTGCTGAAATGTCATTCTCCATCGACAAGTCAACGGTTACTGCCGTTACACGTGCTCTTAAAGCTGAGTACACGATGGAACTTGCTCAAGACCTTAAAGCAATTCATGGTCTTGACGCTGAAACAGAACTTGCTAATATTCTTAGTTCTGAAATTCTTGCTGAAATCAACCGTGAAGTTGTTCGCCGTGTTTATGTTGCTGCTGTTAAAGGCGCACAGGTTAATACAACAACTGCTGGTGTATTCGATCTCGACACCGACTCTAATGGTCGTTGGTCGGTTGAGAAGTTCAAGGGTTTGATGTTTGGTATTGAAAGAGATGCCAATGCGATTGGTCAACAGACTCGTCGTGGTAAAGGTAACATGCTGATGTGTTCTGCTGACGTTGCGTCTGCATTGCAAATGGCTGGTATCCTTGATTACACGCCTGCTCTTAATAACTCACTAAACGTTGATGACACTACGACAACTTTCGCTGGTGTTCTTAATGGTCGTTATAAAGTGTATGTTGATCCATATGCTGCCAACGTATCTGCTTCTCAGTACTACGTTGTTGGTTATAAAGGTTCTTCACCTTATGACGCTGGTATGTTCTACTGCCCATACGTTCCGTTGCAAATGGTTCGTGCGGTTGGTGAAAATACATTCCAACCTAAAATCGGGTTCAAAACTCGTTACGGTATGGCTGCTAACCCATTTGCTGCTGCTGGTGCAGTTGCTGCTGGTGATACGCAGAACACTGATGCATCTATCGATGATGGTGTTAATGCTTACTATCGTAGAGTCAAAGTCGCAAATCTTATGTAAAATAAGAGGTCTAATAGACTTTAAGGGGGAGAGCTTTCGGGCTCTCCCTTTTTTTGCCTACTATATAATAGGTAATCAATTAAGATTACATACACACACACAGGAGATTACTATGACAGAATCAAAATCAGGCTTTGAAATTAGAGCAGATTTACTATCGCAAGCACAAGGGATGTTAGAAAATAATTTATCTAGAGAGGAAACTAGTATATACTCTCACAATGAGAACCACCCTAGTGATAAGATAACAGTGGAAGCAAAACAATTAAAATCAACTGATGTTATTAATGTTGCAAAAGAACTTTATGAGTTTGTAAATCAAAAATAATAGAGTGAGGGGGGTCTAAAGACCTCCCTTTTTTCTCTTATAAATATATGTATGGTAATTAAAGCATTAGAACGGCAACCAACGAGTTTAGACTATGCAAGTCCTACGCAATTTAAATTTGTAATAAATCAACTTCCTAAAGTTGAATACTTTACTGTTGTTGCATCAGTTCCCGGCATCACTTTAGGAGAAGCTGTATTTTCAACTCCATTTAGACAAATACCAATTGCTGGTGATGAACTTACATATGATACTTTTAATCTATCCTTTATCGTAGATGAAAAATTAGAAAACTATATTACTATTCATAATTGGTTGGTTGGTCATGGGTTTCCTAGAAGTAGAGAACAATTTTCTGAATTTAGGGATACAACGGCTGTAGATTCAGAAACAGCTGCTGCTATTGCAACTCCTGTTTCAGCAACAGGTAATGTTGCAAGTGCTGATAGAGTTATGACATCAGATGCTACTTTAAGTATTTTAAGTAATCATAATAATCCTATTGTAGAAGTTAGATTTAGAGATATGTATCCTACGTCTATAAGTTCTTTACAATATGATCAGGGAGCAACAGATGTTGATTATTTGAGGGTTGATGCTTCATTTTCGTATCAATCATATACTATACACACTTTATAATGGAGAATAAATGGATAAGTTAACTGAGTTGCAGGCGGAAGCCAAAGAAGACCTTATTATATTAGATGATGAAGATTTACACCAACAATCATATAAAAATCAAATAATAAAACCAAAATGGTTAGACTATAAATCTAAGTATAGGTTACATATGTTTCAATTGAAGGCTGATCACAAGAGATTGTATCGCCAGAAATGGGAATATTATGGTGGTAAATCTGATGCTAAGATTTACGCTGCAAAACCGTTTGATCTAAAAGTTTTAAAAACTGACCTTGGAGTTTATATAAATTCTGATGACGATATCATTGA